ACAGGAACAACTTTTTCAGCAACAGATAAAAGTATTAAAATAGTTTTCGCAGACGGAACAAATATAAACACAGTTGATTTAGATACATTATCTGGAGAAATTGCTACAGCTCAATTAGAAAATTTAGCAGTTACATCAGGTAAACTTGCATCATTCGCAGTGACTTCAGCAAGACTTGCATCATACGCAGTTACAACAGCAAGACTTGCAACTAATGCTGTTACAGCTATTAAAATTACACAATCTACAATTACACAATCTAAACTTGCTCAAAATTCAGTTGGATCAAATCAATTAATTTCAACGGGTGTTACAGCCGCATCTTATACAGCAGCTTCAATTACAGTTGATGCTGATGGTAGAATTACTGCCGCATCTTCTGGATCAGGTGGAGCTGGAGCAGGAGTTCAAACACTTAGTGCTGTAGGACCGGCATCTGGAACCTACACAGCATCACCAACAGCAAATAGAATTGCTGTTTACATGGTTGCAGGTGGAGGTAATAATGGAAACCCTGCTTTAGGTGGAATGGATCCGCCCTTTGTAAATCCAGGAGGATCTGGTGGATCTGGTGGATTTGGTTTTTTTGATAAACCTATTGCAGCGCCATTTTCACAACCCTATGCCGTAGGTGGAGCTGCTGGAAATACTACAATTGCAAACGTAGGTACTGTGAATGCAGGGAGTGCTGGAAACAATGCATCACCTCCTACTAGTTCTGGTAACGCTGGAAATCCTGGTACTGCACCTGGTGCTACTATATCTTTAAATGTAAATAGAACTAATGTTATTGGACCAGCCGGTCCAGCTACAAGTGGTCAACTTGCAATTTTTGAAAACATAGGTACATAAAATATGTCTTATTTTGTTTATAATAAAAATTCAGGTAATCAAATTTATAAAATAGCTGAAAATGATGCAGATTTAAATCAATTAATAGGGATTGGAGAAGATTATTTAGTAGTTTCTGCATCTGAAACAGATTTTAATTCTGTAAAACTAAATTTAAAACATATTATAAATTATGATGGTTTATCAAATAAATTTGTAGATAACACTTGGCAGTTTAATAAAGAAACTTTAGAAGACTATATAGAAAGTGTTTGTAATAAAATACAATATTTTTTAAATGCAAATTCAAGTCATCCTAAATATCAACAATTTTTAAATTATTATAACTATTTAAAATCTTTAATAGTTGTAATAATAATACCAAACAACGGATCTTTAAATATGTCTTTAGAGCAATACTTACAAAGCATAGGGCAACCATATTATTCTACTTTACAAATACCTTAAAAACCTTTAGTGGTTTGGTATGTTTTCTAAAGAAATAGAGTTTAGTGCTCACGAAGATTATTTTGCATTAAAAGAAGATTATCCAACACCTATAAAATTAAATATACCAGAATGGTTTAAAAAATTAGAACATACTTACTTAAACAAAACTATAAAAGGATGTATGCCTTTTTTAGATACTTTGACTTCTGGATATTTATTAAAAATGCCACAAGACTTTGGTTTAAGACATAATTTAGATAATAAAAATACAGAAGGAAAAGAGTTTAAAGATTCTTTTCAAACATTTGGTTTACATGATATGCCCCAATTATTATACGCAAAATCCATTAATTTAAACTCTGGTTTGGATGTACACCCTCCAAAACAACTTGAAGGATCCCCTTTAATTGAAAAAAATAAAAAATTGTCTTTTTATAAAATAATAAATCCTTGGAAAATTAAAACACCAAAAGGTTATTCTTGTTTATTTGTATCTCCACTAAATAATTCTGACGATAGATTTTCAATTGTATCTGGAATTGTGGACACGGACACTTTTCCCAATGAGATAAATTTTCCAATAGTTATTAATGGGGATAAATACCCTGTTTTAGAAACGATCATTAAAAAAGGAACACCTTATGTTCAAATAATACCATTTAAAAGAGATAATTGGAAAATGACAGTTAAACCAAGACTACAAAAAGAAGTACAAAACTCTAGACTTTTTCATGGATTAAGTTTACTCAATCTATACAAAGATAAATACTGGAATAAAAAATCATGGAAATAAAAAATTTTATAAAAATATATGATGAAGTTTTACCTTGGGAAAACATATCTAGTTTAATAAGATTTGCATCTAGTTCATCTGAGTTTCAAAAAGCATATGTTGGGGGTTCTCCTAATTCTAAACCTGAAATAAATTTTAATATAAGAAGAACGTGGACTTTAGGTTTGACCAATATAGGGGATAGTTTAACAAAAGCTCACTGGTTTAACTTTTTAACAAATCAATTTGACTTGTATTTAAAAAAATACATAAAAGATATAAACATTGAGAATTTAAACTATCAAACTATTAATGATATATCTATTTTAAAATATGAGGACACAGGATTTTATACGTGGCATACTGATCATTTTGCACAGAATCCAAGAACAATGAGTTGTATTCTATTATTAAATAATGACTATGAGGGTGGGAATTTGTGTTTTAGAAATACAGATAAATCAAATGAATGGGAAGTAGAAGTTAAACCAAATAGAATGATTATTTGGCCAAGTAATTTTTTGTTTCCGCACACAGTAAAACCAGTAACGAAAGGAACCAGGTATTCAGTTGTAGCATGGGCTCTTTAAAAGAATTTAAATATAAATTAATTAAAAATTTTTTAACTCAAGAAGAAGTTAAATTGTTAACTGATTACTGTAGAATAAAACATAGATTAAATTTTAACTCATTTGATTCTCAACAAAATAATAATAATGATACTTATTTTTATGGAGATCCATTAATGGAGTCCTTGATGGTTAATAAATTAAAATTTATGGAAAAAGAAACAGGTTTAGAACTATTACCCACCTATGCCTTTTGGAGAATGTACTCGATGTTTGCAGATTTAAAAAAACATAAAGATAGACCTTCTTGTGAAATTAGTGTAACAGTAATGATAGGATCCGATGGAAATAAATGGCCAATATTTATGGATGGAACGGAAATAAATATAGAGCCAGGAGATGCCGCAGTGTACTTGGGTTGTGAGGTTGAACATTGGAGGGAAGAATTTAAAGGAGACTGGCATGCACAAACATTTTTACATTATGTAGATAAAAATGGTAAAAATACAGAATGGTTTAAAGATAAAAGATTATTATATGGGACATCTAGATGAAATTTAAACAATACGAAAATGGATCTTGTGACATTGAGTTTTCTTGGAAAGAAAGATTAATTTTATTTAGAAAAGGAAAACTTCATTTATCCGATGAAGATTTAAAACATTTTGGAAACCATCTTGTTAAAATAGTAATGGATTGGCAGACAAAATTTAATGAAAAAACAAAAAATTTAATTACAACAGAAGAAACTAAAATTAATTCAAAGTAGATGAGAATTTTAGCTTTGCAGTTTAGTCATCATGCCTCAATTGCTATAATAGAAAATGGTGAAATAGTTTTATTTATAGAAGAGGGTAGATTATCTAAAATTAAATATGATGAAAATATTTTACATATTTTTAATAAAATAAAAAACATTAAATTTGATTTTATTGCATACACAGATTGTGATTTAACATTAAAAAAACAATCAATATTGAATGAAAATTTAATAACATTTTTGAAAGATTATCAAATTGAATACGATCAATTAATACCCTATTTTTTTCACCATCATACACACGCATTTTCAGCTTTTTATAATTCTAATTTTAATAAAGCAATTTGTTTAGTAATTGATAATGGAGGTACAAACCTTGAGGTTGAGGGGCAAATGTTTGGTTCTGAGATAGTAAGTATTTTAAAATTTGATTATAAAAATGAAAAATTAAAAGTTGAAGAAGTTTTTAAAATTTGTCAAAATAGAGAGGGTAAAACTTTAGAAAAATTTGATAAAATATATAGTCTACCCACTATAAGTTTAGGCGGAATGTATGAATTTTTTAAAGTTTTATTTGAAATAAAAGAGCCTGGCGCAGTTATGGCATTAAGTTGTTATGGTAAACAAAATACATTACCTGTTTGTTTTACATTTGATAAAAATTTATTTATTTCAAACCCTATTTTTTTATATGAAGTTATGGCGTATAGTAAAAAAAGAATGAAAGAAGCTTGTTATATACTTCAAAAACAAACAACAGAAATTATTTTACATTACATTGATTACATTACAAAAAATTATCCAAATTATCCAATTTGTTTATCCGGGGGAGTTTTTCAAAACTGCATGATTAATTTTGAGATTATTAAAAACCATAAAAATATTTTTGTAGACCCTGTCTCTCATGATGGGGGTACTGCATTAGGTTTAGCCCAACATATTTATTTTGAAAAAACTGGAAAAAAACCTTCACCTTATAAAAATATTTTTTTAGGTTTTAAATATGATTATTCTAATTTAATTTTTAAATTATTAAATAATGATATAATTATTGAAAAGCTTTTTTTTAAAAAAACTAATAATAGTGAGGTTGCAGAGTTATTGAGTAAAAATAATGTTGTTGCTATTTTTCAAGGTAGATCAGAATCCGGACCTAGAGCATTGGGTAATCGATCAATTTTATTTAATCCCTCTGATATACATGGAAAAGATAAAATAAACATAATTAAAAATAGAGAGTGGTTTAGACCCTATGCTGGGACTGTTATGGATGAACACAAAAAAAATTGGTTTAATTTTTACAATAAAGAAAACACTGAATTTATGTCATATGCAGTAGAAGTAAAAAAAGAAAAACAAAATTTAATCCCAGCTATTACCCATATTGATGGATCATGTAGAGTACAAACATTAAAAAAAGAAGATAATAAACATTTTTACAATTTAATTGAAGAATTTTATAAAATAACAAATGTACCCATACTTCTAAATACATCTTTAAATTTAGCGGGAAAACCTTTGGTTGAAAATTTTGATGATTTAATAAACATATTACAAAAATCAGAGATTAACTATGGGTATTTACCAGAATATGATTTACTAATATATAAATGAAACCAGAGTTAATTAAAAATTTCATAGACACTAATATTTTTAATTGGGATGATTTAAATAATTTAATAAAAAATCATCCAAAACATTTAATAAAATTTTTAAATAAAGACGGTGGAAAAGATTTATTTGATGAAAATATTTTAAAAGAAAAAAAAGGATCAACTTTAATTTTTACAAATACACAAACAGTTAAAAAAGAATTTCAACAACTAGTTGATTATTTTAAGTTAAAAAAAACAATTTTAAAAAACACAAAATTGTGGGATGTTCAAATTTACGCAAGTTTTGGTAACGATTTATTTTCTTTTGTTCCACATTTTGATTCGGCTTATAATTTTATATTACAGTGTGAAGGTTCTTGTAGATGGAATGTTTCACATGCTTTTCATGAAGTACTACAACCTCGAGATCTAATTTTTATTCCAAAAAATTGGGTTCATGAATGTATTCCCTTAACAAGTAGAATTTCTTTAAGTTTTAGTTTTTGGGAATAAGTTAAATGTTAAAAATTATTAAAAAAGATCTTTTTGTTATAAGTATTCATAAATTAAATAATTTTTTAGATAATGAAATATGTAAAACAATATTAAATTTTATTTTACTAAATAAAAATAAAATAGGAAAGTTGAATGATTTGGGAAAAGGAGAATTTAGAATATCTCATTTCAAAAATAAAAATTATAATTCCTTTGAACAAGGGGATCAAATTATTGATTTTATTGATGAACAATTAAAAATTAATTTAAGAAATAATATACAAGAAGTAATTAAACTTTGTGAAAAAGATTTTGGTTTTTATGATCTAAAATTATTAAATTCTTGGACAACTATACAAGACAAAGATAGTGTTCTTTTAAGACATAACCATGCACCATGTAAGCTAAGTGGTGTTTTATATATAAATGTTGATAAAGAGGGTCCTCCTTTAACTTTTTACAACCCAAATTCTATTATTGATATTTATGATTTTAATTTTTATAATCACAATACTTTTAATAAATTTAATATTATACCTCAAATTGGAGACTTAATTTTATTTCCATCTTACTTAAACCATGATTCAAATAATGAAAATAATAAAATTGAAAATAGAGTTGCTATAAGTTTTAATATGATTTGAACTTAACATTAATAATTGTGGTTAAATAACCCTATATTTCAACTTGATGAAATATAAGGTATAATGATTAATGCCTTTAAAAAAAATACCCGTAGCTCCAGGCTTTGATAAACAAGATACAGCATCCCAAGCAGAAGGTCGCTGGATTGATGGAGATAACGTACGTTTTCGTTACGGAAGCCCTCAAAAGATAGGGGGTTGGGAGCAGTTATTATCAAGCACATTAGTCGGTGCTGCACGAAATCAATGGATATGGGCAGATCTTAAAGGTAATCGTTATTCAGCTATTGGCACTAATAAAGTATTAGTTATTTATTTTGAAGGTGCGTTTTACGATATTACACCAGTCGATACTGTTTTAACAAGTTGTACCTTTAATACTTTAAACGGCTCTACATCGTTAACTGTTAACAAAGCTGGACATGGGTTAACTGTTGGAAGAATTGTTAAATTTACTGCAGTAACACCACCCACAGGAACAACTGCAGGAAACTTTACAAATTTATTTGAGGTAATAACAACACCTTCATCAAGCACTTTTACAGTCACTTTACCAACAGCCGCATCTTCAACGAACAATGCTTCCGGTTCTGCCTCTTGCACACCTTACTTTGATTTTGGTCCCTTTGGACAAACATACGGATATGGTTATGGTACATTTAACTGGGGCGGATTTAGTTCAACAGTTACTCAAAATGCAATAAACGTAATTGGTGGAATAAATAATTCAACTGCAACAATTACAGTAGACTCAACTACAGGATTTCCTGCATCAGGAACTATTTTAATAGATTCAGAATTAATTACGTATGCTAGTTTGAGTGGAACACAATTCTTAACTTGCGGTAGAGGAGCAGAGGGTACAGCTGCAGCATCTCACGCTGATAATGCAATAGTTTATGATGCAGCTACTTATGTTGGTTGGGGAGAAGCATCTTCAGTCCAAACATCAATAAGATTAGATCCAGCAAACTGGTCATTAGATAACTTTGGTCAAATATTAGTAGCAACAATGCATAATGGTCCTACATTTACTTGGAATCCAGATTCGGGGCTAACTACAAGAGCAGTGATAAATGCTTCAATGCCTCAAAAATCTGTTATGACTATAGTATCAGACAGAGATCGTCATCTTGTTCATCTAGGTACTACAACGAC